GATTTCATTGTTTACACATTTGTAAGGGTCTTTGTAATTTTTAGTCCAATATACCACGCCATAACCAATACCTACTAATATCATCAGAATAGGAATATACTTCAAGAATTTTACAATTCCCGGCATCATTCCCAAAATCTGAGGTAACATTTTTAATAGGTCTTTCATTTTTTTCTACCAAATAATGATTTCTTTGCTTTTTGTTCTGCTGCTAGTTTAGCTTTTTTTTCAGCAGCAGCTTTGTCATCTGCAATTTTTTTAGCCTCTATTTTTTCTTTTTCAATACGTATTGCATCCTCTTTTCCTTGTGCAATCATCTTTTTAAACATCAAAACAACTCGGTCTTTTTCTCGTTCAGCAATAATACGAATAGCCATTTGCTTACCTTCATAACTTTTAGCATCATCAAGAAAACCTTCTGGTACGGTAAGTTTAGGTTTTTTAGGTTTTAGTGCCTCTAATTTCTTTTTAAAATCATCTTTTTCGTTATCTGAATCCATAGTCCTCCTAATATTTATTTTTGGTATATTTCACAATCAACCCATTTTAGATTGTTGTACCAAGTATACCCATACGAACCTTTGGGTATTAAACATCTACCAAGTTCTGGCTTTTCTTCCATTCGTATTTCTACGATAGCCCAAATTAACCATGCCAAATAAAGCACCCCCAACGAACTTAAAGCCCAACAAATTGTTTTATACTTAATTTTTTTAATTCGTTTTTTTCTTAAACGGGCAGCTTCGGCATTTCTTCTCATCTCCGCTGCAATTACTACTGATTGTTCGGCTCCTACTATTTGCATCATTTCTTCTACTTCAGTCCACAATGCACCCAACTCTGGTGGGCTTTGATACACCATTATTTCACGAAGCTCTGTTCGCATTGCGTCTAACTGTTTTCTTAGTAGTACTCTCTGTAAAGCACGTTTACCCACGCTGTCTTCACCATGATATACTTCAGTTTTACTACGACGCTCTTCTTCCTCAAATATTGCATAGCATTTATGAAGGTTGTCAAAATATACCCCCAATTGCTGTCCAATCTCTGTATAGATATTAGAAGTTTCACCACCCTGCTTGTTTAGATTAATGATGCGATTTTTTTCTTCTATGTACTGATTCTTCTCAGCTATAGTTGGTGGATGATCTTTGTGGCGTTCGTTAAATTGAGATTCAAGATCCTTGAGAACATCTTTGATGTCCCCAGAGGCACTCTTTATATCTTTATAAAGTTTACAGCCTTCTTTGACGAGTTTGACCGCCCCATTTGCAAGGGCGAAGAGGGTTAGCGGATCCATAACTAATGACCGCCGTTCTTAGTAGTGCTGTTGAAAGTTATGCTGGCTTTGCCAAACATATTCTTGATCCCTTTATTTTTATTATTGATGGAACCAATTATTGTTGAATATGCTTGTATTTAGAGGGTTTGGGGATAATTTAAGGGGGGTTTAATACTCATCTTCATCATCATCTTGAATATGGTCATCATACTCATAATGATCGTCTATATCATCATCAGGAACAATGCTTGCTCCAGCATCACTAATTGGATCCATAAGAACTAATTGCGGACCGACTGGAGTTCCACGTATCATGATATTATTTGCATGGATATCTGGTTCAAAAGTTGCTCGTTTTTGTAGTATTTTATGAATAACCGCAAGTGCCTGTTGTAATAATGGGTCTTTAATTTTTGCCAGTGCTTCTGCATTACTTTCGCCCAAACAATCGTCCAATAAAGCAGATATTGACCTCCAAACATCACCAACTTGACGTTGTGGATTTGAACCACGCACTGATTTGAGAACAATTGATGGATCAACAAACATTCTTTCAACCATACCTTCAATTGCTTCTACAGGATAATTCGCAGGATTTTGTAAAGTTTCAATTCTATATCTAGGACGATCCATACCACGTGGATCAGAGGTAACTCTAACTTGGTACACTACTGGAAAATATGGGTTTCTATAATTCTTTTTTTGTAGGTGGGAAATTGCAGTAACATAGAGATAATAGGCATCATCATGTAGATAACTTGGTTTATGCGTAGTTTTTACATATTCATGTGGATCACGTGGGTTTTGATATCCTCCACTATACCAACCTGTAGGTTTTGATGGACTTCCACGTCTGGCAGCACGTCGTTCTTGTTTAAGCAACGCATAACTGTCATAGGGAGTTTTACGCTCTACATCTTTAAATTCAGTGTCTACAATCTCATTAATTCTCATCCATATATTTATTATCTACTAGGAATACCATTACGTGGTTCCACAGGCGTAGGTGGATTTGGGTGAGGTTTTTTGTGATTGAACCAACTCATATTCTTTTCTCCATAAGAAAAAAGCCTCAATTTGAGGCTTATTTGTAACTAGTTCTTTCTCCAATCCCTTGATTTAGAGGACTATCTTTGGGGATCAACAAATTATCCCCAACCCCAGACATACAATACATATCTGAATCTATATCATGGATAAACCAACTAGATGTTTGTGAGTCAATATTAATATATACCATATTAACAGTTTTCTTATTTGGAGCTAACGAGGCAACAATTAACTTTTCCCCATATTTTTCCATGGTCGCTTGCACATCTTCTAAAGAACCACACATAAGTCTAATTTGCCTAGATATTGGTTCAGCACTAGATGCTGTTGTCAAAGTTGCCAGTAAGATGGCTGCTAATAAAGTTTTCATATTAATATATATCACTTATTAGCAAGAGTATTATCTGATACTTTATTTAAATCTACCGCATACAATCTCGTAAAACTCGTCTAGTTCACCGCCCCATTTTCCAACAAGGTATACTGCCAAATCTTTACACAATTTACTATTTTTATCTTTATTTGCTTGTACAAATTCGGCATGAAGTTTTTTCCAATGATCCAACATAACAACCTCTTCTAGAGGAATTTTTTCTGATGGAACAACACACCAAGTTTCCAATAATTTATCTTCTACTTGGTGTGTTTCAAGTTCTAATACTGTGTATCTTTCAGCCAATTCTTTGGCAGCTTGTTTATTAAATATTATTTGCATATTTTAAATTTGAACTATTATACTTAAACGGTTTGATATTATTATCTTTAAAAACTCGTTGAATAGCCTTTCCTTGAATAATACAATCTATCATTGCATTATGTGCATGAGTGTGGTTTTTTTCACGTGGATCACCATGCACCCCAAACAGTGTGCGACTATCACGAATATTCCAAAAATGCCATGGGGGTGGCATTTCAATTTGCCTATACAAATTTTCTAATGTAGCAATGTCAAACACAGGACCTTGCACCCATATATTGTCACTAAAGACTAAAAACTTATTAAGACCCATCAATGCTTCTTTTACAGAATCTCTATTATCTTCACTTAGTGCTTCATCCCAAACATCTTTTGGTTGAGTTGACCACCATTTAACTGTATCTGCAGATACGTGACGACCCATATCAATTTGCTCATCTACATCAACTCTAGTATAAAAACTATTAGCAGGGTCTATGTCATCTCCACTTACATCAAACTTTACTGCGCCAATAGTAAGTACTACAGCATCTGGTCTAGTACTTAGAGTTTCAATGTCCAATACTATATCCATTATGCTCTCCGTGGGTAAAGGGTTGGATGCTGCGCTTCAAAGTTAATATTATCTTTATCTGGTTCATTTTTTAGAACACGCATTGATTCTGCTGCTGCCACACGCTTACGTAGGCTACTTGAACTGAACGAATGATCACGATTGTTGAATACTAATTCAATATTTCTTTGATAACAAGCTTCATCACCAGTAAATCGTGTGTTTTGATATTCAACACCTAGAATACGAACATCTAGTGGAAGTATTAGTAACAAATCTATTAAGTCTTGTTCAGTCTGATACACAACTACTTCATCAACATAACGGCATGCTGCAAGTTGAATTTGTCGTTCAACAATACTTTGCACAGGAGGATTCTTTGTATCAGGTCTATCAATGGTTGGATCAGTTTGCAATCCTGCAATCAGGTAATCGCAATGATTTTTTGCTTCTGCAAGCATAGCAACATGTCCTGCATGAAATAAGTCAAAAGTAGAAAAAGTAATACCAATCTTAAGACCTTTATCCTTAAGTTCTCTAATTTTATTGAATATCATTTAATTGGCTGGTTCTAGTTTAACGTTGAGAGGAAAGCCATTGTTACGTGCCATTAGCGTGGCTTCTACGCCTTTTTGTTCTGCAATTTCATATGGTAGGGTGCTTACTACACTTGAACCATCTTCATGAATTTTCATGGTAATTTCCATGGCTTTTTCATGAGTGTGATCAAAAATGGAAGTTAGGGTTTCAATTACAAATTCCATAGTAGTCACTTCATCATTAATGTAAATGACATTAAACATACTAGGAGGTTTTACATTTGTTTTAACTTGAATTTTTTGTTTATTGATAGTATCTTCAACTGTAGTCATGATTGTTCCTATTAAAAAGTGGGGGGGTGATCCCCCACTTGTGGTTACATTATATCACTTAGAGAAAGCGATAGCAATCTTTTTTGGCTTTTGTTCTTCTGGAACAACGTGCTCAATACTGATTGCGAGGATACCATTAACCACTGTAGCACCCTTGACTTCCATATGCTCCCCAACAGGGAAGTTGCGAGTGAAACTACGTAGACCAATGCCACGATGGATGTACTCTTGTTCATCCTTTGTTTTCTTCTCGCCCTTGACGGTAATGATATTGTCTTGGAATTCAATATCAAGTTCATCTTCCGCAAAACCAGCAACTGCTACTTGAATAGCATAGTGAGTTTCATCTACTTTGATGATGTTGTGTGGAGGATAGTTTCCGTCTGTCTTACTATTCACAAAAGTTTTATCCAGACGTTCAAATAGGCTGTCAAAACCAACCGCTTGACGGTGTACATGTGCAATAAGATTTGGAAGATCAATAGTTTGAATGCTAAATTGTGTCATTTTATTTTCTCCTTATAAGCAAAATATGACTAAGAATGTAGACCCGACCATCGGCATCTACAAATATATTTATACACGAAATATCAGAATTTTGCAATTATTTTGGATTTTTAAATTCAAATCTGCTTGATGCATGTGAATGTGGGTTCCAAGTGAGTGCAAATTGTGTGTAATCTTTATCCGAGTTCAAACACAAACGAAATGTATATTTGTGTAACTTAGTTTTGTAAGGAATATTATATTTTGCTGCCCACATTTCAATATCTAATTTAATTAGACTAAGAGCATGTCCTGCAGCCATTCCTCCTGCTCCGTTGGGCAATTGGAACTCAATATACATTAGTACAGTTTTTTGGGTAGCTGTTCGTCGGCTAGTTTCTTTTTCCAACGACGCTTGGCGGCTGCTTTTGCTTTTTTACGAGCAGTGGTTGGTTTTTCATAAGTTTCACGATCACGCAATTCTTGTAAAACACCAGATTCAGCAACCTTCTTTTTTAGTTTACGAAGTGCTTTTTCTACATTATCATGGGTGACCGTAACCTTATTACCAGAAATTAAAAATTTTTCAAATTTACTCATAGTACACTATTTATTAGGTGTTTTTCTTAATAAGAAAAAATGAAGTGGGCTAGCCAGTTGTTTTCTATCAGTAACAAAAACACGATCCCCATAAAAATAAGTTTTTTTCATATCCATAATATGGTCAAACTCTGGATCAATAGTGTTTAAAACTACTGCCTCACTACGATTTATAGCCGCATATAACCAATCCATGTCATTCATTTCTGAACGATATAGGTATATGTTATATTGTTCGTCGCTTTCTTGGCACATCTTTGCCATCATCTCAACTTCTAATAAAGTAGCATTTATTATAGTGATAGATGGCAAAGGTTCATCCACAAAATCTGGAGGGGTTATAAAATTACTATGCATTAGGTATTTTTAGTGTTAACTATTTGTTCAATTTGCTGCTCTACCTGATCACGTTCGGCATCAGACAAATCTTCAATTTCATATTCACCATTTTGCAATTTACCAATAAGGTGTTTTATATACGCTTCGTTGTATGCATACGAATCAGTTGTAGATTTATCAACTTCAATCCACTTGTTACCATTCCACTTGAATAAGCGATCTGGTAGATAATCTGTTCTAATGAATAAATCACCTTTTTTAGGTTCTTCTGGAAACTTTTCACCAAAACCACAAGTGGTTTCCTCTGGTTCTTTGTCATTATCAGCAAGTATAGACAGATTAGGATGTAATTTACTAAATGCATCTAAATTATAAACTTTACCTTGATAACGAACTGCATAATCATTACCACGACGAATTGGTGTGTTAAATTCATCAACTGGTTTTGGTTCTTCAACTGGAGGTGGTGGCGTGTCTTCTAAATTTTGTGCCACTTCAACTGACTTTTCTTCCTCTGTGGGTGTTTCTTTATTTTCATCTATTACACGCTGCGCCCACATTTCCTCGTTTTCTAAAACAGGAATATTTAAATCAGTATCTTCTTTTACAGATTCAATTTCAAACGGTGGTAACTCTGGATCAATAACTTTGCATTCTGGATTTGGGCAATATGTCACTTTACCACCAACATCAACTAATGGTGTGTTACATGATGGACAGTTACCAACACTTGCCATTTCAATATTGGCTTGCTCTGCACGATGTTGTTCATCAATAATATCTGCTGCTTGTGCAACTAATTTACCACGTTCAAAAAATTCTTCTTCTGCAGGTTCAGGGTGAGGTGGCGACTCTTCTGGTTGTTCCGCTGTCGCAGTAACTACTGGAACGGTTTTTTCTTCCTCATCATGTACCCATCCACCAGTACCTTGACGTGCCCATTCCAACTGTTTATTAGCAGCAAGAATTAAACACAATGCCAGTGGATCAAAAACAATAACAATAAGAATAATAACCCAACGCACTGCACGTTCTAGTATGTTTTGATCTGGATTATCTCCGTAAATGAATGCGGCGATATACTTAATCGGTCCGACTTCTGCTTCTACTTTTCTAAATTCTGCAGCCAAGGGTGCACGTTCTTCTTGTAACTTTTGAATTGTTTTTTGAGATTTAACAATCTCTGCTTGTAAGGCAGCACGTTCTTTAGCTTGGTTCTTACGAATATTAACTGCACGTTGTGCACCGTTTTCACTATCACTACGTCCCAACATTTGATCTACTTGTGCATTCATTTGCTCAAGTGCTTTTTTATTTGTAGCGATATTATCTCGTTCTGTGTTAATCTTTTCGTCGTAGATTGCAATCTTGGATTGTGCATCTCCAGTAACCAAACTCTGGTCACTGTGTGCTTTTGATAAGAAACCAAAAATACCCATGCTTGTCAAAAGCATAAGAAATATAATAGCAGGTACTAGATAGGATTTAAATGCCCATCCAGCACGTTTCCAATTATTATGTAACCAAACAGTGGCGGCAATTTTACCTGCCTCTAGTGCACCGCCCATTATAATAACAGGAATTACTGCCGCACTAAAAATTGCTGTCAAACCAGCAACACTGTACCAAGCAGCAATCGCAGAAATAGTGATAGCAATCACTAACATTAAGTAGCCAAATATCATAAGGGGTATTTATTAGTAGTCGTTCGGGAAGTATACCAGACTATTTTAGGAGTGTCAAACTTAGTTTTGGTTAATCGTTATACCAACTAATAGCGGCTGCGGCTTTTTGGATAACCGCTGTTGAAGTTACGGCAATGGTCATAGTACTACCTGGAGGAACTACAATACGATATTGTTCTAGAGCAAACTGTGTAGTACTGCCAGTAATTCCCACAATAAAACTTAGTACCGGAAAGTTAGTATTCAAATCAACCAAACCAGTAACTTTACTTACACTTACACTAAAACCATTTTGGCTTTGGAAATCATGTACTCCGGTGCTTAACGGTGCATCTAGAAATATATACACACTAGTCGGATCATTACATTGCATACTCACAGTCAAATCCTGTAACAAGACTTCACGAGTGTTAATAGTGTTGTTATAAATTAAAGGATTTGATATTGATATTATATGGTGTAGATCATTTTGTGTTAAACTAGTTTGAATAACTGCGGTTGCACCAGGAAAGTTATTACGATTCGTAATTCCTTCCAGACCCATCATCATATCACCTATTTTCAAGGTAACAGAATTGGAACCACCTAGGTTATAAGCCAGTCCAGCAATCTTGTAAGCAGGGTTAGATACCTGCGGAGCATCTGTTCCGTTGCCTAGATGATAGTGACTGTAAAATTCTGTATATCTAGCTGTGGTTTGATCTAATACATAAAACCTAGCACCAGGCCACGAATATTTAATTTGCCACTGATTGTAACCATTGTTATCAAACCCCGCAGGTAAATTAAAATCTGTTCCTGCATAATACCAATCATTGGTTGCTGCTACACCTGCCTGTAGCGTGGTGAATGTTCCTGAGAATGTGCCGCTACCTGCGGCAGAGAATGTTCCACCCAATGGAGCCAATGTGCCGGTGTAAAGAAAGAACACAGCATTGTCTACACTTTCTGTTAACCATGTATCAGTGGCTGTGTCAATGGCACGAGCAATACGCTCTGCTGCTACTCCTGTGGTTTCACCAGTAACTATATTGGCTGTGTAAGCAACACCGTTTAAGGTAACTGTAACAGTCTGACTGCCTGTGTAACTGTTAACTAATAGTTTGTACAAGGGCACACGGCCACCGTGTATGTGTACTACACCGAACTGTGTGCCGTTGTAGCCAATATAGTAAGCATCTTGTTGATTCTGTACACCAATACGCTGACTGGTCTGTGCCTTGGGTGTGTCAAACTTGCTGTAGAATCTAGCCAACAATGTTTGTCCTGGCTTGTGTGTATTAAATCTGCGACTGCGAAATACAGCATAAGAACCTACATTGGCCGTACAGGCAACTTGGAAACTACTGTCTACTGTAGTAACTGCTCCGCCACCACTGGTGTAAATCTGATGATCTCGTGTGTTAGTACCATAGACACCATAGGTCTGCACCACAGGTGTGATAGGCACAGCATATGGTTCACCATAAAAGTCTCCGGCTGTGGCGTCTGGAACTATGCTAACATTGCCAGCAATAGAAGCAGTAACATTACCAGTTACTGCCCAAGGTGTTGTACCTTGTGTAACTTGTACATTGCCGCCATACACATGAACATTACCAGTAACGCCAGGCATTTGTTCTATTTTAACATTGCCACTAACACCTACATTACCAGTTATAGCAGGTAGAGTTGTAATACCAGCGATATTTCCAGTAATACCATCAACCCAAACATTGCCAGTGATGCCAGTCATCTGTGTAATTTTAACATTACCAATTAAATTAGTTCCAGCATCTAATACTACTGTGCCAGTAATACCAGGCATATCAGTAATGCGTACATTGCTAGGAAAGTTTGTAACATATACCCCAGGCATATCAGTAATGCGTACATTGCCTATACTGTTAGTACCAGCGTCAAGAGTAACATTGCCAGCAATGGGCATCCAAGGCACAGTGAGAATGCCGCTAGTACCAACTTCAGTGACATGGTTGTGTACAGGATTTTCTGGACTGGAAAAAACTTGTACGGTTCCAGGAATAATAACATTACCTGAAATTACAAAATCATTTGATCCAAAATTAACACGTAGTTCAGGTTCACCAGTATCAAAGCGATACTGCAGAGCACGAGCTACATCAAGGAGATTAGTTTCTTGTGGATGTTCGTAATCGGTACTATTTAAACGACGGTCATATCTACCTTTTGGAGGTGGTGTGTAACTCATTGTTTAAACCCAGGGGCGACCTTCAATTAATCCACCTGTATTAGGATTTTCATCTGGATTAACATCGTTGCCGTTATAAGGATTAGGTAATTGTGTTTTATCTAAAGTATGGCGACGACCATCTGTTTGACGTTTAGTTGTTGCTAATGCTAGTTTAGCATCCTGTCGTGCCTGTCTTGTTGTTAAATGTGCTATTCCATTCGCTGACATAATTAATTCCTTGCTTGCCAATCAGGGAACATACTAGGTGCATTAGTTCTAATATCTGCGGGATTCTTAGCATGATGCACATCATCACCTGCTGGAAATGCAGCACCCATTGGGGCAATAACAGAATTTGGTTCATTGGCAAATTCTGGTTCTGATAGATCAATTAAACCAGCAAGACGCTGCATATCTTGTAATTCTTCACCACCGTCAGACTGAATCTGTACTACTGCCACAGCTTGTGGTTCTGGGTCTTCAGCATGGTCAATAATGTCTAGTACATTACGGATAATATCTGTGATTTTCATCAAGATATTTATCAAAAATAAACCCGCCGAAGCGGGTTAGATTAGTCTGGAGATACATCAGAATCTATACTACGTCCTTCAAAATGATCCTGAGTTACACAAACTTTACTTTTTTTGAATTGATTTAATCCAGAAATTTTAGCCGTCATACAGGCTTGTTTTGTGGGAAAAGTTCCTATTTCAAATTTATCCACAAACTTGCCACTGGTGGTATGCAGTGCGATTATCAAAACCCATCCTGATCCCATGATAAATCCTTCCCACGATGTTTTTGTTTACGTTTGTACTGATTTTTATTTTCCACAGTACGGCCACGAAATGGACTATCGTTGTCAAACAGTACCTTGTGGGCACGTGTACGACGAGGAATAATCAATTGCATTTTTTCGGTTTTCATTTTAACTAATCGCTTCTACAATACGGTTATAAACATCAGCCTTGCTTTTATAATATCCATACCCAACATCAGTGGGATTAAAGTTCAGATACTTATTTGCACGTTGGTTGCGGAGAATATCTTCTTTCAGATTTTCATTAGTATAATGTGCAATAAAACCATGCATATTATAGTGAGCAATAAATCCAATGGCAAGATACAGAAAGTTATAACCAGTTTTATTTAGGTTATGAATGTCCTTGACTGCCTTGACAACATTATTAACAATCAGAGTTTTTTGACGTTCAGTAATTGGAGTTAGCATTATTGTGCTCCCTTAACATAGTTAATAGTAGTAACACGTGCACCATTGTGATAATCATCAGTTTTGTGCGATTTTACTTTACCAGTGATTTTACCACCTTTAGTCATTTCAGACTTACGAGTAAAAAACGACACACAGTTGCCATTGTTGTCATGACCAAACACTGAGTAGCAATCATAGTCACGCAGAAAACGAGAACTGATCATCGTAAAATCAATTGTAACCTTTTGATCAATAGCACCAATGTATTCACTGGTAGCAGCAAGTTCAAACATTTGTTCTTTGTGCGCCTGATCTTGTTTAACACGACCAAACATTTCAGGCAACCATGCCACGATACCACAGTCACTCGCAGTGGATGTTTCTTTACTAATTGCAGTATTCAGGCTTTGCACAAAATCACTGACTGTTTTGCCCATCAACAACTTCAAGGTAATGTCACCATGCAGTGCATTAATTGCATCTTCTGCTTGTTGGCGATCATCGGCAGTAACTGTGAGAAATACTTCGCCTTCTTTCTGCGAAACAGTATTACGCATCAAAACTTTGTTAGGAGTAACAGGAATTAGCGATTCTGTAGCGTCATCCCAACGCATAGAATCTTTGATAAGACCATTATTAAAACGATAAGCCGCAAAAGCCAGTGCTGCGAGTTCTTTAGTAGCGATAGTCATTTCACACTCCAGTTGATTAATAATGACTAAATTATAGGGTAAAGAGGATTTTTGGTCAACAACTTTTTATTGTTGTTTTTCCACAACAGTTGCCAAAATGTTAAAAGTTCGTTCCCGATCTTTTTCATAATTTACAGACCTCGTGTAGCATCCATACATATACATTGGCAACATACCCAAAAAAACAATACCAAACCCACCAAAAAATCCACGCCATCCACCATCTATACCAGCGATTCCACCAATTAACATAATACTAACCATCATCCAATTGCCTGGATGATAACCAAATCCTTCAAGGTAACCCATTCCACGAATTATATGTTTGATAGTTTTCATTGTGGTATCTGTATTATGATAGCAGTTGCATCGGCTTCGTTTTTTAGATATATACGAACACGTTTTCCATCTATTGGAGCTAAAAACCAATCTTTATTTCTTTCCCAATAGATTAAAGTACCTTCTTTTGGATACACTCTCATATTGCCATACATGTCGTGAAGTATGTCTTGGATTTTACGAACTACTGGATCACGCTTTCTAAATTCAAAAGCATAATTGTAACCCCATCCATATCCTTTATATCGTTTATCTAATTTTATAAATTTCATGGACGTTCAGTTGGAAAAGGCCAAGCAGCAGAAGGAACCAATGTATTACCCCCACCACCATCACCATCATCTTCGTCTTCATCCTCTGCATCCAAATTGTATTTTTCATACAATTCATCAAACAACTTGATAAGAACTTCTTCAGAAAGATTTGAACTAGTATCATCAATCATACTAAAATCCCATGAATCGTTTTCTACATCATGCCATGCCCAAAAACATATTTCGTCATCGGGACGATGGATCAGCGCCCATGGAGTCATCTCATGTTCTGGAAATTCAAAATCTGGTTCCGCTGAATTCTTATGGATAAAGACAGCGTAAGATTCCATATTCTTATTGCCACCTTCTACATAGTCACCGTTTTCATCTTCTTCAAGATCACCATAACCATCAAAGATGATTTTGACTTCAGAATAATCGCTAATGTTTTCACCAACCTCAAGATTGTCAACGTCATACCATCTATTATCAACCAGATGCTGTAAAACTTTGTCTATCTTTTCATAATTATAAGAAGATCTGATTGCATTAACAGCATCACGAATTTGTTGGAGTTTAGAATAATAAGTGCCCTCTTCAGTGACATGCTCTAGTGATGCCTCAAATGATTTGATATCATAATCACCAGCATTGTTATCTAGCTCTTCACCATCATAGTATACTTTGCTAAGAACATCACCATAATTAGTTTCGCTATTAAAAAATTTCAGTTTTTTAGGATCAAATTCATCTGCTTCAAACTCGCCCTCAAAGTATATTCCTTTGCCACCCTGACACCATTGAACATAATATCCAGGTTTTTGAACGTTCATGAAATACTCTTCGCCTTCATACATGGACTCGTAATCTTCATCATATTCATGAATCAAATCGTATGCATCGCCTTTGTAAACTTCGGTGCCATTTTCATCTTTAATTACCATTTCATGGTGATCCATATCTGGTCCCCATGCATACAAAACATCGCTATACTCGTTATAATATTCTTTATCTAAGATAGCTTCTGAAGGTGTTTCTTCGGATTCATAATCAAAGTTATTATTCAACGCTTCATCTAAATCATAACTTTCACGCTCACTCCAATAATCGTATTGTTCTTTGGTAATAGTTCCAATACCCACATCTACACCACGACTCCAAATTTCAATAGTATATTTCATATTAATCCTTTAAAGTATGCCAAACTTTGGGATCCATTCCCAAATAGATTTTATATTGTTGATAACTACGCCATTTAACAAATTGATCTACTGTATTGTTAAGCCACAATGCAAAATTTTCCCTAAACCAAAATGGATTAAGAATTGCAAAAACAACAACAGTAAAAATAGGTAGTAATAGTATTGCTGTTATTAAAAACCAAAATGTACGTGCACGATAATAACGACCACCAGTTGGTGTTAACTCAACATTAACTGTTCGCACAGGAAACTCCCATAATGAAATGAAAGTTTATCAAATTTCAAAAGATATGTCTAATTTATTTTTATTATTTTTTGATAAAAATTTGGTTTTAGATTACTAGTAACATTTTGATAATGTGGGTAATATGGATTATCTTTGTGTGTTGGGCATATTTTACATATAGGATTAGATTTTCCAAAATTATCTGCCCACACACGAAGTTCTTCGTCGGTGCAATCTAGCGATAATCCTGTATCCAAATATGGTTTCCAATCTGGATCATCTAATTGATTGTGATCACGCAGTACACGTTCTAGCATACCAACAGTGCTGCATTTATATAATTTACCATCTTCTAAAATAGGGCAAATTTGTTGATTACAAATTTTAAATGCTTCATCAGGATTACTATCATATGGTTTCATTGAACCATATTCTCCCTGATATGTTTTTAAAAACGTTGGTAATTTAGCAATCTCAAAATCTAGAATTTTTTCTTGGTAAAAATATAACTCTGATCCAACACGTTCCCATTTAAAACGATTTAAAATAGCAGAAACCATGTCCTCAAAGTATGCTTCGCCTGGCTGATGTTCAGATACTTTTAAATAAATCATTCCATATTCTTCCATACAGTCAAGTATCCATTTATTTTTATGGAATAGTTGTCCGTTCGTAAGAATCATTAAGGTTACAAAAGGGTAATTCTTTTTAAATTCACGAACCCATGTTTCAAGTTCTGGATTAAGAAATGGTTCGCCCCCTATAAACCCAAAGCAATCAACACGCATTCTAGAAAACAATTTATCTAATGTTGGTTTTATGGTTTCCCATTTTACATACCCACCCTTCATTCCGTAATCAGAATAATTGGTGCACCACTTGCAACTTAGGGTGCAAGCATAGGTTGTCATGGTTTCTAGATATTGTATTCTTGGAAAATGATTTGTTGCTTCTAGATAGTCAGTAGCCAATAAATATTCGTTCACGGAATTATTTATTTTTCATTTATGCGTGTATTAATATCTGGAGATAGTTGGAGTCAGGGCGAGTGGGAGCAAATTGATGGTTGCGCCACGGTAACTCATGGGGGTATCAGCCAGTATTTTCAAGAAGATGGGCATGAAGTTGTAAATGTGGGAAGGGGTGGATTTAATAATATTGAGTCTATAACTTCTGCATTATCAATCTTGGATAATTCATTTGATCATTTTATATTATTTTTTACTGATCCTCTTAGACAAGCATCATCCGAAGATATAGCAAATTTGACTCCAAAAGAAATAATAGAATCTAATTTAAATTATGTAGTTAACGAATTGGAAAATATCAAAACAAATAACCCAAATCTGAAATTGACTGTAATAGGTGGGTGTGCAAAATTTACTAAACTAGATGAATTTATAGATTTAATAATACCAAGTATAAATGAATTTTTAATACCATCCTACAGAGATAGTTACTATATGGATTCGGTAGAGTGGAGAAAGATTTTTGATCTACACTACAAAAATTTTAACCACGAACAAAAATTATCATGGACTGAAGTGATAATAAAATCAAGCCATAAATTTTCTCTATGGAAATCAAATCCCAAATTCTTTTGGCCAGATAACTACCACGCAAATAGAAAAGGTCATAAATTGCTTTATGACCATATTATCAATGAATGGTTATATCTTCGTTAAATTGTTCTAAATTTGTAATACCCAACATTTTCATTATTTTGTTGATATTCTTGGGCAACTTAAAAGGCAAATTATCTGGAACAAAAATGGCTTTTATTTCACCATCTGGACCAAAAACAAATCCGTAGTCTTCTTCTTCAATTTCGCCTGATTCTTCTGGGTAAAGCTCGTATTCAACTTCAACTCGTTTGTTACTCATTACGCCCCCTGTTGAATGAGATACTAATATTTACCCTTGCTATTTGAATAGAATAAGTGCCATTAGAACAGCCTGTACAACAAAGCCAAGACCAATAGTAATAATATTAAGCAAATCTTTTAAGATAACAGCCCTACCAAATAGAAGCACTAATCCTAACCACATGAACATTACTATGTCCACTGATGGTGTGTGATCAGTCAATCCAGTTAATAGTGCAAGCAGCGTTGGTATGGTAGCAGCATGTAATGCAATTGCTGCTAACCACCCAAGAGTTTCTGCCGATATCTTACCAAAATGTGAAGCAAAAAACTCCACAACTATAGTTTTGATTTTTTCAAAATCAATCTTATTTGAATATTCCATTTTAGGCATAGTTTTTGATTTAGGTGTTGAAGTTAAAATTGGCATCTATATTATTATCCTGCTTAACTACCATAGAACACATGGTGTCCAATTTTGGCAATGGGTTTTTTGCCCCACCCTGGTTGAACATAGTCAGCATGATAATACATTGCATTCTTGAGACTGGGTAAACGGAATCCTTCTAGTAAAACTTTTTTAGCCACTTCTGCGCTTTCACGATATAGTGGTTGATATACTGGTTTCACTCTATGAGTTCCATCACAATACCAAGAGAACTGACATACTACTTTTGAGTATATCACATTCTTTTGGTAAACAACAGCACAAACGTCACTTGGAAATGCCGAACTTGCGGCACGATTTAATGTCACTTGTGCAACTGCAACTTTGCCTTCAAAAGGCTCACTTGCTGCCTCCCAATAAATGTTTTGGGTTAGGCAACGTAATTGACGCTCACGGTCATCTGATGTTACGAGTTTTGTATTCTGCATTGCAACTTTTTCTTCACGCAGACTTTCAAATTTTGCTTTGGTTACTGCAACTAAACTATATGTCGCTAGCCACATCCCAAAGACAATGGCTACAAATTTAGCCACACTAGGTAGTGCTTGTTTCATATTACTTCCTCCTTATTCAGGTTGTAGTTTTATATACCCCTGTAAAAACAAAGATAACAACCCATATAACTAGTTAAAACAGGTTATTATAGGCGTTTTTTTGAAAAAAATCAAGTTAAGTGCGGTGTTTACTCTGGTAAATTTAACCAGAAATTACATCTGGACTACCTGCGGCAGTAAAGTCTCCACAGTCAATTGCGTCACCAATTCTTGCAATTGCCAGTCCATTTGCGAACACAGTTGATGAACCTCCACTCTGTGAACCGCCATGTGTTGATGGTGGACCTGGATCTGTATGATCAGGCCATGCGTCGGTGACACGCACTACACCATGATTGTTGACTAATACATCGGGACTTCCATTTGGTGTATTTGGTCTTGGAACATAGCCACCATGTCCTGTGCTTGCATCAACATCTTTTCTTGTTACTGGTGGCATTAAACTTTTCCTTTTGATACAAACTCAACAAGCGTCTGTGCGCCCGGTGTGTAATCATTATTTATAACTTGAGTTAGCGTCAAATTAGCAACAGTTCCATTCACTACCACATAATATTTTGCAGTTTTGGTGCTAGGAGAAGTTGCTGCTGTATAACTTTGAACAAAATTTAAATTAGCACCAATTTCAGACCATTTAGACGCAGTTACTAGCGTGTTAGCCCAAGTTTCGCCTGTTTGAGTTGACCCTTCATAGACAATTGTTTTTGACCAATTATCATAATATTGTCCAGTTATTTTAAACGACGATGATGTTAAACTAGTAACAACAATGTTACCCAAAGTATTATCGCCTTTAATTACAGATATACTAGTAACTGCCGAATCAAATGCACCAGGAACTACAGTAACAGTTTGATTTAAAGATGTTTTTTCTTTTGTAGCAGTTAATGTAGAAGGACTCAGTGTGTATGACATTAGGTAATAATACTACCTCTAGTAACTGGTTCAATACCTGTAGTAGTTTTAATATAATGTTTCTGCATTGCATCTATACTTGGTGCATGCATAATAACATGTTCTTTTTGTAATACTACGCTAGCATCTGCATCGGCAGTAAACAAACTTTGAATAAGCCCCATACCTTGTGGACTAGGCATTACTGTACATGGTTTTGCAATTTCAAATCCATTGGGACCAGAGTCAACGATTCTTGCTACAATTTCGTCGCCATTGACTAATTTGAAACTAATAATATCACCTTCTTGATAACCTTTAGATACTAACATTTTATCCTCTTAGTTGTTGAAAAAAATCATCTGGTTGTTTTGATAAACCCATATAGCCACCTTCTACTAATAGTTTACCATCTTTGTAAATTTGAGGGACTGTTCTATGACCTTCTGACATTACAAACTCTCTTGCTTCTGGTGTTTCATCAATCTTTACTTCTTCGTAAGCGATGCCTTTTGTTTCTAATAGATATTTTGCCTTATCGCAAAATGGGCAATTATTTTTTGAATATACTGTTAACATTACAAACTAAATCCTTTAAATGTGTTTTGATCAACATCTTGTTTTGTACCACCAATTACATAACTACTAATTTCTGTTTCCTGTGGTGCTACTTGCACTTCGGAACCAGCAATCCATTTTTGTGTCCATGGTAATGGATTACTACCAGGCTTTATACCACAATCTAATCCTACTGCTGTCATACGTTTACATGTTAACCAATCAACATACTGACATAATAGTTGTTCGTTTAATCCAATCATACTTCCATCTTTAAACAAGTAATGTGCCCATGATTTTTCTTGGGCAGCAGCACTTAAAAACATACTTTCACATTCTTCACGAGTTTCTTCTTTAATTTGGATGTAATCTGCATCATCTTGTGGTAGCAATTTGAGTAGGGTTTGCGTAGACCCTAAATGTACATTTTCATCTCGTGCAATCAGTTTAATGATTTTGGCATTGCCTTCCATCTTCTTTAGTTCTGCAAATGCCCACGAACAAGCAAATGAAACATAGAATCGGATTCCTTCTAATGCATTTACGCTGTTTAGGCATAACCACAATTTCTTTTTAAGTTCATATCTATCAATAGTAATAGTCTGACCATTAACTGTGTGGACACCATAACCCAATAAATTGTAATACTGTGCATTATGAATTAAATCGTCATAGTATTTTGAAATATCTTTTGCACAATTTACTATTTCCTCTATGTCTCGTAATTCATCAAATACGGAACTTGGATTACTATACACATTACGTATAATATGAGTGTAACTACGGCTATGAATAGTCTCATTAAATGCCCAAGTCTGGATCCATGTTTCCAACTCAGGAAGTGTAACAATAGGCAAAAAAGCAAGATTGGGGCTGCGACCTTGAACGCTGTCAAGTAAAATTTGTCGCTTGAGATTAGAAGTAAAAATATGTTTTTCATGTTCAGTTAATTCCTTGAAATCTTTTGCATCACGAAGAACATCCACTTCTTCTGGTCGCCAGAAAAATCCTAACTGTTTATCTGTTAGCTTATCAAATTGACGATATTTTAAAACATCATAACGTTGAATTGGTGCTGCTCCAGCATCATCTAAAAACGCCAATGATTTGGTGTGATCATTTTTATTATTAATATTAAATACGCTCATTGTTTCTCTCTAATAAATGGTTTAGCATGTAACTGCCATTTTGGGTCAAACTGTCCACAGGGTTCTAAACCTAACGCTGACATACGTAAATCAAGTAAAAATATTAATCTATATTCATCTGTATTGTTGTGTGCACTATGAGTTAGTTGATTATTAAATCCCCAAATATCATCCCAATAAATCACTTCACCCATACATTCAAAATATAAATCGCCTTCTGGAATAATAAGTGGTATATGAATTCTTAAAAATTCACCAGTTCTATTTTCTTGTCCAGTGTGCCGTTCAATAGAACTACGTGGCTCAATTAAACTATATGCTGCGTGTTGCATATCATCGTGAAATTTACTAATGATTTGACTTGCAGTAGGATACAATGTAAAACGTTCTTTCCTATCCATAGTCCAATCTCTACCAACTTTTTTATGAACAGTTCTAATAGTTAAATTTTTCCAAGATTTAAGGTGTTCTTTAGCAACACTAGATACAACACCACTGACATCTAATCCTTCAAGGTCTTCTCTACCTTCCAATACTGGTAGGATGTTTGGTTTTGCTTTAACTGCTTCTTCTAAAGTTTTATGATCACGCATAAAATCTTTTGTAAGACCTTCTCGTAAACTCATTAACCAATCAGACACTGGAGAGAAATCTTGTCTTCTCCAATATCTTCTTGGAACTCCTGGAGTTTTATAATCATAAAGTTCTAAATTAATAGAATCTGGAGGGGCAATTGGAGATAAATCCCAATAATTTGCTGTATCAATCATTTATACTTTTCCTAGATTACACAACTGTCACAGTCTTCTTGATTTACTATCTCAACTGGCACTTCAACATTTTTTATTTCATTTAATTTGTCAATATTAATTTCACCTTGACCATCGTAGGTGTTAAAATAATATAATTGTTTCAATCCATACTTATAGCACATTAATATGTGTTGAAGCATTTCACTCATTGGAATTTTTTCATCTTCGTAGAATTGTGGATTATAAGATGTATTAACACTAATACCTTGGTCAATGTACTTTTGTAATACTGCACACAATTTCAAATATCCTTCTGGACTTTGTTGTTCCCATAAAAGTTCATATTTGTTTTTTAATCTACGATATTCAGGAACAACTTGTTTTAGTTGTCCATGTTTACTTCCTTTAATACTAACATAACTAC